CAGGGGTGGACGAGCCGGTGGGAATGCGCGCGGCGGCGGACCGGATCGCGGCTCAGATCGGGCGCGATCCACAGACGCGGATGCGGGAGTTCGCTTACGAACTCCGATCGATCCTGAAAGGGGATTAACGATGGGTTGCGGATGCGGCAAGAAGAAGGGCTCCATCTCGGTGTTCTCCACCGAGGAACAGGCCCGGATCGCCAAGCAGCGGGGCGTCAAGGTCCAGACCACGGCCGGTTCTTCGAACGGCCGCCGGACGGACTGGAACGCCACGAACACGAAGACCGAAGCGGTACCCGCTTCATAGCCTGCGATTCGAAGGCGAATTTATGATTTCGCCTGCGAATCGTGTGTACAATCCAGGTAGCCACCCCGCTACGCAAAGGAACAGAGATGTCTAAGGACAATGAGGCGGGGCCGATCCTGCCGGACGGGGGCGACGAGCTGACCGCTGCGCTTGCGGCAATCAGCGACTCCGCCGAACTGTCCAAGATCCGTGACGAACTGGTCAAGCAGTTCGACGCCATGTACAAGAACGGCGAAGGCGTCACGGCTGACAACTTCGACCAGCTCGCGGTCCTCAAGGACCAGATCCTGGCCGTCAAGGAGCGGGACGCGGCCCTGTCCGCTGAGCGCGACGACCTGAACCAGCGCGCCGCGGCCCTCGCGGACGCCATCAAGCCGGTGGAAGAGGCCAAGGCTGACGACGCCGACGACGCCGACGACACGGCGGACGACGCCGAGAAGGCAGAGGCCAAGGTGGAAGAGGCTCCGGTTCCTGTAGCCGCCGCTTCCCAGGAGGTCATCACGGCCGCCGTCACGGCCGCCGTGGGCGAGACCATGAAGGCGTTCGCCGCGGACTACCTGAAGCCCGAAGCGGGCCTGAACCAGCGCCTCCGCCTGGGCACCATCGCCCAGTACGCGCCGGACGCACAGGTCCACGAGGAGCGTGCGGAGGCGGTCATCGTGGCTTCCGCCGACGTTCCCGGATTCACCCAGGGCGGTCGGCTGGAGAACATCAGCCAGCTTGGCGAAGCGATGCACAAGCGCGCCCGGATGCTCCCGACCTCCAACACCGGAGACCCGAACATCTTCCCCGTGGCCTCGCTCCAGCGTGAGTTCACCTACACGCTGAACGAGAACTCCACGCCGGAGGACATGGACGCGGTTCTCAAGGCCGCGTCGGACGAAGAGATCCTGACCGCCGCTGGCGGATGGTGCGCTCCGTCCGAAATCTCCTACGATTTCTTCAATGTCGTCTGTGAGGACGGCATGATTGACCTTCCTACGGTCGGTCTGAACCGTGGTGGAGTCCAGTACCCCACGAGCCCTTCGTTCGGCGACCTGGCCGACATCGACGGCATCGTGTGGACCTGGACGGAAGCCGACGACATCGAAGCCGTGGACTCGTCCTCGGTCTTCAAGCCGTGTGTCCGCGTCGAGTGCCCCACGTTCGTGGACCGCCGCGCCGACTGCTACGGCTTCTGCGTGACCGCCGGTAACCTGGTGGACTACGCCTACCCGGAGCTGATCTCCAACTGGCTTCGCCTGGTGATGGCGATCCGTGCGCGCGCGACCAACGCCCGGATCATCGACATCATGCTGAACGGCGGAGGATCGGGCGACGCCATCACGCCGTCCATCGCGGTCAACCACACGGGACTCCTCGGGGCCACCACGTCGGCGCTCCTCAGCTCCATTGAGCTGAGCGCAATCGACTACCGCGAGAAGTACTCCATGTGCGCGGAAGCGATCCTGGAAGTCGTGCTCCCCCGCTGGGCCAACGCGGTCATCCGCGCCGACCTCGCGAACCGCGACGGGATCAACGTGTTCGGCGTGACGGACGCGATGATTGCGGACTGGTTCGACATCCGCAACGTCCGCGTCCAGTTCGTCGGGGACTGGCAGGTCCGCGCGGCCGGAGACCCCGGCGCAGCAACGCCCGCCACCGACTGGCCGACGACGCTGGACTACATGATCTTCGCGCCCGGCACGTTCGTTCGCGGCAACTCCATGTCCCTGGACCTGGGCGTTGTCCGTGACTCGGTGCTGAACGCGACGAACGACCACACCGCGGCCTGGACAGAGGATTGCTTCGCGATCCTGAAGCCGGGTCACGAGTCCCGCGTGGTGACCGTGGACATCTGCGGTTCGGGCGAGATCGGCTCGCGCTCCATCCTGTGCGGATCGTAAGCGGACCAGAGACGAAGAGAGGAGGTGAGCGGCGATGAGTCGCGGACGGTTCAATATCGGAGGGGACGCACTGCCGTTCACTTCCCCGTCGTTCGGTCTGCTCTCCCCGGCCACGACGCAACTGGAGACGGCTACCACGAACAAGTGGAAGATGGGCATCCAGTGGCGCGCGATCTGTCCTGACGCGAACGGGACTTTCGGGGAATGCACCACGATTGACGGGGAAGTGCTCCCCGCCGCCAAGGCGGAGACGTGGGACCAGGAGACGCGGGGCGCTACGCCGATCACGGTTTACAGCCGGACGGACTGCGCACCCGTGGGTGAGTGGAACGACCTGTCCGAGCGCAACCGGCAAGCACTCCTCCGGTCGGAGGAACGCGAGCTGGAGCGGATCTTCTGGACGGGGATCATCGAAGCCGGTTCCACGGACGTGACCGCGTTCCCGCATCTTGCGGCAACGGCGAACGTCATTGACGGAGATGACCTTCTCCAGCCCGCTGCCACCGTGGTGACGGCTGTTCCCCAGACCATTGAAGTGGGCGTGGGGATGCTGGAGGACGCTATGCGGGATTGCTATCCCGGCGTTCCCACACTCCACGTGCCGCTGCGCCTGGGCTCGCTCATGGCAGAGGCGTACTTGCTGCGCCAGAACGGCGGGACCATGTTCACGTCGTCCCTGGGTTCGAAGGTCGTCCTCGGGAACTACCCGGGAACCGCGCCAGACGGCACGGCCACGCCGGGGGTTACGTGGATCTTCGCGACCGGGAACGTGTTCTACCAGCGTGAACCCGCGCCCCACACGTTCCGTCCAGTCGAGTCCTTCGACAGGGACGTGAACACGCTCAGCATGATTGCGGAGCGGACCTATGTCATCGGTTGGGACTGCTGCCTCATGGCAATCCCGATCCTGAACGGAGAGGACACTACGCCGTGAGCGTATGCGCAAATCCCATCCGTGGTGAGGTAGCGCGGTTCACCTTGCTGAACGCGTGCGGCGTGCCCGTGACCGGTGACGGTTCGGCACAGGTCACCACGGACGCGTGGACCGAAATCACGGCCACGCCCAACTATGAGGACGGGACCCGGCTCCTCCAGCGGAAGGCGAACGGCCAGCCGTGCGTCAACGAACAGGAACCTTCGTTCCTGAACTGGGTTGACCAGGTGACCAACCTCTGCACGCTGGACGTGGACCTGATCGCCCTGGTGTTCGGTGACGACCCGATCGTGGACGGCTCGGAGTTCTCCGGTGTCACCTTCGGTACGGGCCTGCTGAACGCCCGGTTCTCCAAGGAAATCTGGCAACCCGTCGCGGGAGAGGACGCCTGCGACGCCGAGGGGAACCAGCGGTGGATTTACTGGGCATTCCCCCACGAGTTCAACGCGCGGGTCCAGGAGCTGACCTTCACCAACGACGTGTTCACCTTCGGGTTCGCGTCGATGACGAAGCCCGCCTCCCCGCTGTGGAACATCGGGGACCCGTGGCTGGCCGACAGCCCCACGGCGACGTGGGACCCAGGCAAGCACTTCGCCTTCAACATCACCACGGTTCAGCCTCCGGTCTCCGCTTGCGGGGCTCTGGAAATCGAGAGCTGATAGGATAGACGGGCAGATGTAGCCCATCGCACGGGGAGCGCCAATCACCACCGGGTCGGCGCTCCCCGGTCCTATGATCGGGGGAGAGATGACGCAAGACCTCAAGATTCCGAAGATGCTCCACTTCATCTGGCTGGGCTCGCCGATGCCGGAGCACATGGAACGCAACGTGACCGAATGGCAACGCCTGAACCCGGAGTGGCGGGCGTACCTGTGGACGGACCAGAACATCCCCGTCCTTCGCCACTCCGCGCTGTACCGCCGGGCCAAGGACTTGGTTCCGCCGGATGCGGTCTACCAGTTCCAGTCCGACATCATCCGGCTGGAACTCCTCTACGACTTCGGCGGCTTCTACGCCGACACCGACACGCGTCCGCTCCGTCCGCTTCGCGACGCGCTCGGGGGCCTGGAGGTCTTCGCCGCGGCGGAGGACCGGAACTGGGTGGGAAACACCTACCTCGGGGCGACGCCAGGCCACCCGATCTTCCGGGACCTCGTGTCAGGGCTGAGTGCCAACGTCCGGCGGCTCCGCGGGAAGCGGCCCAACCACCTCTCCGGGCCGCGCTACCTGACGCCCATCTGGCGCGCACACAAGGGGTACGTCGCTCCCTCCCGGGAGTGGTACCCGTACAGCTACACTCACGTGAAGAACGGTAATATCCCCTCAGACTATGACACCAACGTCATGGCTATCCACGAGTGGAATCACACCACAGAAGTCATGGAGGCTCGCCGTGCTGGAGCTTGATGAACTGGAAACGCTGGAAGGACTCATCTCCGCAGAGGTCGGGGAACTCCTCCACAACTATGCGGGCGTAGTTCCCGCAAGTAATGCGATCGTGGAGCTAGGGTCGTACAAGGGGAAGTCCACCGCCTACCTGGCCCGCGGGGCGAAGGTCGGGTACGGGGCTCCCGTCTTCGCCGTGGACGCGTGGTCCGAGGAGGTCTCGGCATGGCGCAACCGCGTTCTAGAGCGCCTGCCTTCAGCCACGTACCGCGAGTTCCTGGACCAGATCACCCGCGCCGGAGTCAAGGACCAGGTGACCCCGCTCCGCTCCATGACGACGCTGGCCGCGGAGATGTGGGCCGACATGGAAGGCGGCCAGTCGGTGGGCCTGCTCTACATCGACGGAGACCACCACTTTGATGCGGTGCTGGCCGACTTCCGGGCGTGGCGTCCGCACCTCACCGATGACGCCCTGATCGTCTTCGATGACTACGACACCGAGACCAACCCCGGCGTCCTGGCGGCGGTCACCGCACTGGCGGAAGCCGGAGAGATCACCAACGTGGAGAAGCACGCGGGACGCCTCGCGCTTGCCAACCCGGGCCCGAAGACGGGCGCGCGAGTACCAGGAGTCACGAAGTGAAGACGGACTATAACCCGCGCGGGTACTGGGACCGCCGGTACCGCGAAGGACGCACCTCCGGCGCAGGCTCGGAGGGCGAAGAAGGGCACTACAAGGCCCGGTACGTGAACGACTTCATCCGGGACAACGCCATCACGAGCGTCATCGACTGGGGATGCGGGGACGGCCAAGTCCTGGAACTCCTCCAAGTCGGGCCGATGCACACGCCCTATGTGGCATACACCGGCATCGATGTGTCTCCTACGATCCTGGAGCGCAACCGCCAGCGGTTCCGGGAATTCGTCTTCGCGACGCCAGACGAAGCGCAGACGCCAGACCGGGAGTGGACCGCCGACCTCGCACTGAGTATGGACGTACTCTTCCACCTCCCCGATGACGCCGACTTCTTCGCGTACCTGAACCAGCTATTCAACAGCGCCACGCGGTTCGTGCTGATCTACTCCACCAACCACGCCGGAGGCCGGACGGCTCGTCACGTCCTCCGCCGGGAGTTCACGCCCGACGTGGCAAAGCACTTTCCCGAATGGAACCTGAAGACTGTGGAGACCCCGCTGCACGCCGGTCTTGCGTCGTTCTTCGTGTATGAGAAGATTGCGTTATGTTGGTCTGCGAACCGCTCCAGCGGTGGGGAGCGAACAAGGGGAAGCCCGCGACCGGTTCCCACGCTGGATACATGCGTCACCGGAAGGCGGGAGAACTTCCCTGTGAAGCCTGCCTTCTAGGTCACCGGGAAACGAAGAGGCAACTCTACCGGACCAACGCGGCGTACCGGGAACGCAATCAGGAGTTCAGTCGGAACACGCGCCTCGCGCAATACGGACTCACTCCTGAGAGCTACGCTGAGCTTCTGGAACGACAGGGCGGCGGCTGTGCCATCTGCGGAATCGCTGATCCTGGACCCAATCGCCAGATGTTCGACGTGGACCACGATCACGCTTGCTGTCCGGGGACCGCGCGGTGTTGCGGGAAGTGCGTGCGAGGTCTCCTCTGTGGGAGCTGCAATAAGGCGATTGGGCTATTCGGCGACAATCCGGTGGTCCTGGAATCGGCTATCCGGTACCTGAAGAAGGAAACGAGCTAATGGCTACACTGTCGGTAAAAGTGATGGCACACCCGAAAAGGGAACAATTCATCCCAGAACTGGTCGAACGGCTGGGGATCGATGCATCCGATGTCATTTGGGATAATGACGACACCCGCTGGCACACCGGCCGCCGCGCATGGCAAGCGATCGATCAGGACGCGGACTGGGGGATGGTGGTCCAGGATGACGCGCTGGTGTGCCAAGACCTGATCCCGGGCCTGGAAGAGGCACTGGACCACCTTCCCGAAGTCGGCGTGGTCTCGCCGTACATCGGCACCCGCCGCCCCGCCGCGAACCAGGTGGAGCAAGCGGTGCGGGATGCGAAGGACGCGGACGCCTCCTGGGTGAAGATGCCCTCTCTGAACTGGGGCGTGGCGATCGTCCTTCCCACCACGATCATCAACGGGATGATCCGTTGGTGCAACCAACAGCGCTACCCGCAGTATGACCGCCGTATCGGCCGGTACGCCATCGACGTGGAGCGCCTGAACACCTGGTGTCCGTGGCCTTCGCTGGTGGACCACCGCGACGGGGACAGCCTGGTGGGCCACGGCAAGGGCCGCAAGGCCCACCTGTTCGTGGGCGAAGACAAGTCGGCGTTGGACCTGCGCTGGAACAAGGGCTTCGTGACCCTGGGTGGAAACCGCATGGTGGCGTCCCGGCGCTTCCCTGTCCGCCCCTCCGGCGAGCAACCCAACCCGCTCATGACCCGGCCGCCGTTCGTCGCCACGAACCGCCAGGCCCAAGTCCTCCGCGTCCCCCGGCGCGTCGGCTCCGGCTACGACGAACCGCCGCGACGCACCGGTAACTAGCGGTACACTGAAGACCACACGAAGGGGGTAGACGTGGCGATCACCGGACCATGCGAAGCCTGGGAACTGGAGTGCGCCACGTTCCCCGAAGGAACGCCAGCGGAGATCCAGGACATGGCGGCTATGGCCGCCACCGAGGCGCTGTGGATGCGCACGAAGCAACAGTTCGGCACGTGCGCCGTGACGCTCCGGCCATGCCGGAAGGACTGCTTCCCGGCGTGGCCGTGGATTCCCCTCCAGGGGTGGAACAACCTCTCCGGTGGTGTATGGCCGTGGCCGCAACCGGCGCTAGTGGCTGGCAACTGGATCAACATCGCGTGCGGGTCGTGCTTCTCCGAGTGCTCGTGTTCGCACGTCTCGGAGGTCCGGCTTCCGTACCCCGTGAATTCGATCGTCTCCGTGAAGGTGGACGGCCAGATCCTCCCGGCGTCCGCGTACCGCGTGGACAACTTCAACCTTCTGGTCCGCCTGGACGGGGAGGACTGGCCCCGGTGCAATGACCTGAACCTAGATGACTCCCAGCCCGGCACGTGGTCCGTGACGGCTCGCTACGGGGACGACGTGCCCCAGCTCGGGAAGCTGGCCGCGGGCCAGCTCGCCGTGGAGATCGCGAAGCGGTGCGTCGGCGCAGGCGGCTGCGCACTGCCGGTCGGCACCGTGCAGCAAGTGACGCGCCAAGGCGTGACGAAGGTGTTCTTCGACTCGGACCAGGCGTTCGCGAAGGGGATGCTCGGGCTGTACTGGACAGACGCCTTCATTAAGACGTACAACCCCTCCGGCACCGGAACCGCGAACATCTACGACATCGACGGACCGCGGCCACGGCGGGTAGGGACTGCTTGATGTTCACCAATGCCAACCCGTTTGCCGGGTACGAGCTGGCCGAACACCTCGTGGAGTGCATCCGGCCATACCTCGCGGGGACGACTTCGGGCCTGCCCGACCGCATGTGCGTCACCACAGGCGAAATCGCCTGGGACGAATGCGAGTGCGGCCAGCTCGCCGTGTCGCTCACGAACCAGTACGAAAGCGCCACCTTCCCCACCCAGTGGACCGGCGATGAGAACCAGGGTGTGGGCAAGTGCGGGCCGCCGCTGTTCGTCTACCAGTACACGGTGTCGATGCTGCGCTGTGCGCCGACGACGGAGGACGAGATGCCCCCGCCGTGTTCTGCGCTCGGGGCCGCCGCCCGCGTCACCGTTGAAGACGCCTGGGCTGTGCGAGCCGGGATCATGTGCTGTATGTGCGCAGGCGTGCGGCGCGATCCCGTGACCGGCCGCAAGGAGTTCGAACGGTACTGGGTCGGGCCCCAGGAGGAAGTGGGTCCGGCCGGGATGTGCCAGGGCTCTGCGATCACGGTAGCCATTGGCGTGATGAACGGCGGCTACCCGTGCGGAGTGAGTTAGGAGGAGCCATGGTCAGGTCCCGAGTGCGGCACCGGTTCAACTACGGTGAAGTGCGCGTCCTCATGACCTCTCCGACTTCGGGCGTGGTGAGGAACCTCCGGGCCCGTGCGCTCGCCACCCAGGCCGCGGCGAAACAGCGCCTTCGAGCCGACCCGCGCCGTATCGATACTGGTAACCTGATCAACTCCATTCAGATTCGGGAGTACATTCGGGCTGGTGCTATCGTTGAACGAATTGGTACGGACGTGGAGTATGCAACCTACGTCCACGATGGCACGCGCTACATGCGGGCTAACCCGTTCCTGGTGGACGGGCTCCGGTCCGCGATGCGCCGATTCCGATAGGAGCAATGGGCTATGTCGATGAAGTCCTTCACCACGCGCCAGACCCAAGTGGACTTCGACGTGGACGGGGAGGTGTTCTTTCTCCGCCCCGGCATCGCGGCTGGTCAGATGTTCGAAGTGTCGTCGCTTCAGGGCAAGATGCAGGCCGCCGCCGGAGACCCCGAGTCCAACGCCGGGAAGGTGCTCATCGCTGAGCTGTCCCTGATCTTCGAACCCGAGTCCTTCGAACGCTTCGAAAAGCGCTTCTGGGGCAAGGACAAGTACGGGGAGCCGGTGGCGATGCCTGTGGACCTCCAGACCTTCAATGAGATCGTGGAGTGGATCTTCGGGGAAGCCCTGGGAAAAGGAGCTACCCCGAAGTAATCTACCTGTTCGCGTGGGCTACGTCGGATGAGGTGTGGCCCTACTTCGACGGGTGGTGCGCCTCGCGGAGCGTAGACCACGAAGCGCTTCCGTGGAGTACGTGGCTGAACCTGGTCTACTACTTCGCGGTGCGCAACGCTTCTTCTGAGGATAAGAAGAAGTTCGATGACGCCATTGCGGAAGCCGCCGCCGGATGGCACTTCGCCAAGGCGAAGCCCGTCATCGAACAGGCCCGCACCGCGGCGAAGGCAGAGCCGAAGCCAGGCGAGAAGCGCGAGCGGCGAATGCCGCCGAAGCCTGCGGGATGGGGCTCCGCCGCGACGAACACCTTCAACTCCAAGGCCGCGATGAAGACGCTGACGGCCGGAGGAGTGAGCGGCAAGAAACGACGCAATTAGGCGGTAAGCTGTCACGGACAGTATGTGCGTTCTAAGGTGCGGGTATGGCGGGGCCACTAGACGAAGCGTTTGTAGAGATCACAGCGGAGCTGGATACTCGACAGGCGCAGCGTGCGGCGAACACCGCCGGGCGGGCAATCGAGGAAGAGCTGACCGACAGCGTACGCCGGGCTGAGCAGAACATGTCCCGCGAGGCGGAACGGCTGGGCCGGAACGTAGGCCAGACGGTCGCGGACAGCACGGGCGATGCCCTGGGCGCGGGGCTCCGGCGCAACGCGGCGGGCCAGATCATCGACGCTCAGGGCCGCTTTGTGTCCGCCGCCCGCGCTTCCGGTCAGGTGATCGGAGACGGTCTCGCGGAGGGCATCGGGGAGGGGCTGGAGAACGGCCTGCGCCGGGACGTGAACGGCCGTCTCCGGGACGCGTACGGCCGCTTCGTACCTGATGGACGTCGGGGCGGGGAGGCGTCTGGAGAGTCCTTCGCAAGCGGCTTCGGAAGTCGGCTGTTCAGCCGGATGAGCAAGGTCTTCACCGACGCCCTGTCCTCCATCACGGACATCAAGCTCCCCGTGGCCGCCTTCGCCACCCTCGGGCTGGGCCTCGCTTCCGCGGCGGCTTCCGCCGTCCAGCTCACGGCTGCGCTCGCCCCCGCCGTAGGCATCGTGGCGGCCCTTCCCTCCGGCATCGGCGTGCTGGCCGCCGGGATGACGACGCTCAGCGTCGCCACGCTGGGCGTGGGCGACGCCTTCGAAGCCGCCTTCGGGGACGCCGAGGAATTCGAAGAAGCGATGGAGGGGCTGGCCCCCAGCGTCCAGGCCGCGGCCCAGGCGCTCCGCGATATGGCCCCGCAACTGGACGCGCTCCGCGACCGGGTACAGGGTGCCTTCTTCCAGGACTTTGACGACGTACTCAACGCCCTGGCGGACACCCTCCTGGGCCCGGTGTCGGAGGGCATGACCGCCGTCGCTACCCAGATCAACGGGCTGATCGTGAGCCTCACCGGGGTGGCTACGTCGGCCGAGGGCGTGGAGTTCGTGAACCAGTCCTTCGCGATCATGGCAACGATCATCCAGACCCTACAGGAGCCGCTGACGCTCCTGTTCTCCTCGCTCCTCATGGTCGGCAATGCGCTGAATGAAGCCTTCGGGGAGAACGCCGGAGCCGGGCTCGCGGACATGATCACCAGGTTCGCGGAGTTCCTGGCGCAAGCCGCCGCCAGCGGTGAGGCGGTGGCGTGGGTGGAAAACGCCCTGGCCGTCTTCCAGGCTATCGGGGACATCCTCTCCCCGCTGGTGGGCATCCTCGGTTCCATTGGGGCCGCCGCGTCGGCCACGGGCGGCAACATCCTCGGAGTGTTCGGTCAGGCACTGGGAGTCCTGGACCAGTTCCTGGCGTCGGCGCAGGGACAGTCAGCCTTGATTGCCATCTTCCAGGCGCTGAACACCGTGGGGTCCGCCTTCTCCACGGTCCTCCAGGCTATCGCCCCTGCCATCCCTCCGATCGTCTCCGGCATCTCCAGTATCCTCGGTGCGGTTGCGCCTCTCCTGGGCCCCCTTGCACAACTCGTGGGTTCGGTACTCTCCGCACTTGCTCCAATCCTAAACGTAATCGCGGCTGCAATTCAGCCAATCATCGGACCTCTGACCGAAATTATCAGTTTGCTCGGTCCTATCCTGGTTGATGCGATTACTACCCTTATGCCCGTTATCGAGATTCTGGCCGATCTCCTCGGGGGTGCGCTGGGTGTCGCAATTGAGGTAGTTGGGGCGGTTTTGGAGGCACTTGCTCCAATTCTTACGACTATCCTGGATGCCCTGGAACCTCTCATTACGGCACTGGAACCTCTCTTCGAAATCCTCGGAGTGATCGCCGAACTCATCGGCACCATCCTGGAGCCGGTCATCACGGTGCTGGGAGAGATCCTTCTGTGGCTGGTGGACAACGTCATCATCCCGCTGGTGATTCCGGCGCTGGAGCTGATCGCCGAAGTGCTGACCGTTGTCCTCGGAGCGGCGATTCAGTGGATCGTCCAGGAGTTCCAGCGGGCTGGCGAGGGAATGAAGGTCGTTTGGGACTTTATCAGCGAAAATATCTCAAACAAGGTTGATGAGATTAAAGTCGTCTGGGACTTCCTAGTTGGGGCATTCCAGGCAGGATGGAACAATTTTAACAACAACACCGTGAAGCCGCTGGTAGCCGCGTTCAACTTCGTCAAGACCCAGGCCACCAACCGGTTCAATGAGATCCGCACCGGGTTCTCCAACTTTGTCGGATTTGTTCAGGGCATCCCAGGCAAGATCAAAGGGGCCTTGAGCGGGATCTTCAGTCCGCTTTGGGATGGATTCAAGTCCGCGATCAACTCCGTGATCCGGGGCTGGAACAACCTCTCCTTCTCGGTGCCGTCCGTGGACCTCGGGCCGCTGGGCTCCACGCCCGGCGTCACGGTCTCCACGCCCAACATCCCGTACCTGGCGCGCGGCGCGCTCGCCACCGGCCCCACGCTCGCGATGGTGGGTGAAGCGGGCACGGAGGCGATCCTGCCGCTGGAGGACCCGCGGGTGACCGAACTCCTGGCGTCGGCGTTGAGCCGCGCTTCCACGATGAACCAGAACAACCCTGGGACCGCCTTCGGAGACGGCGGCACGGTGACCGCGGGGGACACCTACTTCACGGTGAAGATCGGTGAGCGGGAGCTGACTGATATCGTAGTGGAGCAACAGAACGCGGCCAACGCTCAGATGCTGCGCCGGGCGCGCTCGGGTACGAGGAGGAACCACTAATGGCGACGCTGACGGCGCAGTATCTCCCGAGCCTGGGCCGGGTCCGCCTCACCCTGGGAAGCCCCACGATGAACGTCCGCTACCAGCTCCAGCGCTCCACGGACGGCGGCGTGACGTGGGTAGACGTGCGCGGAGGCTCGGGGATGGGCACCGCGGGCGTGACGGTCGTGGACGACTACGAGTACACGCCGAACGTGGAGAACCAGTACCGCATCCTCGCGCCGGTCTTCTTCGATTCCTTCAACCGGACGTACCCGAGTGCGGGCACGCTACAACTGACCGGCGCTGCTAACAGCTTTGCTTCTACGCCGGATAACGCGGCCCTGGACATCACCGGGGACCTAGACCTCCGCATCGACGCCACCAATACAGCCTGGACAGGGGTACAGAAGGGGCTCATCTCCAAGTGGAACAGCGGCACGAACAACCGTTCGTACCTGTTCACCGTGGAGTCCAACGGCCGTCCTCGCGTGTGGTGGTCCACGACCGGGGCTAACTCCCCGTCGCTGACGGCCAACGTTGCCATTCCCATTTCCTCGGGGCGCATCAGCCTGCGTGTCACCCTGGACGTGAACAACGGCGCTGGAGGCGTCACCGCGACGTTCTACACGGCACCCGGCGGAACGAGCCTCGCGGGCCCCTGGACGCAACTCGGGGACCCGCGCATCAGCGCCGGAACCGCCACCCTGTTCTCCGGTAGCGCGGCTCTGGAGGTAGGGTCCTACGACGCCGGAGGCGGAAGCCGCTTCGTAGGTGACATCCACCTTGCGCAGGTGCGCAACGGCATCGCGGGAGCCGTCGTCGCGAACCCCTCCTTCGCATCGCAGTCGCCGGGGACCACGAACTTCGTGGACTCCGCCGGGCGCACCTGGACCGTAGGAGCCGCCGCCTCCATCGTGACCATTGCGCCGGTCCCCGGGGCAAGCTGGGGGACCGCCGACACGGGCCAGGTGTGGAACATCGGGGCCACGTCTTCGGGTTATAACGCGTGGGTGGACAACGGCGTGGGCGTCGTGCGGAGCACGCAGCCCGCAGGACGCATCATGGAACAAGTCACCGACGCGATCCCCGGCCTGGAGAACGGGGAAGTCACCTGGTCCGCGATCTTCCCCGGGACGCGCGCGTCTATGGACCAGGCGGTGGAGTGGGGCGTGGGCCTGCGGTCCACCGACTTCAACAACATGTACGAGTCGAACATCCGCTTTCGGCCGGAGGCCAATGACTACGCGGTGGAGCTGCGGATCGGGAAGTTCGTGGCCGACTCCTATACCCAGCTCGGGACCACGGGGACGATCGGGACGTGGACTCCCGGCATCCCCTGGCACGGCCGGTTCCGCGTGCAGGGTACCAGCTTGGCCGCGAAGATCTGGCAGGATGGTGACAATGAACCTACTAACTGGTCACTGTTCGTAACCGATACCTCCATCGTGGCGGGCACGGGCGTCAACATGCGTTCCTTCAAGGCGAGCGGTGCGGCCTTCGAACAGTGGTTCGGACCCATTGAAGCGAACACCATCCCGCCGACCGTGGGGGCGTCGGCTGCGGTCACGCCTGAACAGGCGGAGACCTTCCTCAAGTCCATCACGTACCCGCTCCTGAACCGCGAGCTTGATTGCGTCAACTGGGACGCTCTGGAGCGCGACTCGCGCGCGGGCTTCTTCGACATCAAGGGACGCCACGAGATCCTGGCGATCTCCGACGTGGGCTCCTCGGGCTCCTTCACGCTGACGTTCGTAACCGAAGATGAGGACACGCTTCGCGGCGTGCGGTCCCTCCTGACGTACGGCGGCATCCTCTACCTTCAGCCACCAGGCGACATCGAAGAGGACTGCCCCACGGATTACTCCGGCATCCCGGACGGCTTCATGATGTGGGACGGCCACGAGGAGCGCCACTCCCTCCCGGGGACGAACATCCGCGGGTGGTCGGTGGGCATGACGCGCGTGGCCGCGGTGGACCAGGAAGGCGTCATTCCCACCACGATGACCTGGCAGATGCTCTGGGATATGATTGGGCCTGAAGGGACCTGGGAAACGGTCTGGGCTACATGGCCGACCTGGCAAGACCTCTGGCTTGAAGAGGGCGACGCCAGTTCGTTCGGGGGGACTGTACTGTGAGTGATCGAATCAATAACGATCTTGCGGCATTGCTGACGCCTGCGCCGTCAAAGGGCGTCCAGTTCAGCCAGGGCAAGATCCTCACGTGGGACCGCCAGGAGCTACGCAACACGATCGAATGGCGCGGGATCACGCTCACGGACGTGCCCATGATCGAAGGTCTGAACAACCTGGTGCTGAAGGTGGGCGATGTCGTCGGCCTCATGGGCTGGGCCCCGGAGAACGCCAAGGGCGTGGGCACCTGGTGGATCATCGGCAAGCTGTCGAACCCCGGGGAGTTCATCGCGGACCTGACGTTCTACCTGGGTCAAGTGCGGTTCCGCACTTCCGGTGACGAGTACGATCAGGTGTACTTCGGGTCGGACACGGCGGGGAACCCGCTGACGATCCTGTTCTACGGCGACGCGGAATCGACACGCGCGCTCCAGATCATCAACCGCAACGCGATCCAGATCAAAGACCCCAACAACAACGAAATCTTCGGTAACGATGCCGCAACTGGTGTCGGCATCTCGCGTCCGTGGATTCCGTACCTCATGTCGCCTACTACGACAGCGACGCAGAGCGGTACCACGTACCTTCCAGCGACGACGAACGCCGCCTACACGGCGATCTGGCGCGGGTTCAATCCGATTTTCCACCCGCGCGTCTCCTACGGCGTGAACATCATCGCCACCGGGACGCCAGGATGGCAGATACGTATGGACGACGGGACCGGCCTCGTCGTGGTCGCCAGCGGCACGGGCACCTCGACGGGGACGTTCAATGTCCCCGGGTGGGGCACGACGACGAATCCGGCGAGCGTCCGTGAGATCGTGCTTGAAGCGCGCAACACCGGAGGCGGTACGACGCACATTGGCATTGACCGGCTGTACGGACGGCAATCCTGATGGTGACCGCCGCTGACTTCGACGCCCTCGTACGAGGCTCCCACGCCGCACGATTCCGGGCCACGCTCGTGGAGGGCTTCCAGACGGGGAGCGACCCGTCCGGGCTCGCTATGCGCGTCGTCAACGGAGGAGTGGAGTACGACGCGTCCGCGGAGATCCGCTCCACGGGGGACGTGACTGTGGCGGAAGCATGGCCCAACGCCAGGGATCTGCGCTTCGCGCCGTACGGCTCGGAGGTCTTCCTAGCCCGCGGCGTGGAGCGGGGCGCGGCTGGCGTGCTGTGGGCTCCCCTGGGTTACTACCGGATCAGCAAGACGGCGCAGTCCGACGCGGCCCGGGGCCCGATTGCGCTGGACCTGGACGACCGCATGGCGACGATCATCGATTCACGTTTCATGTCCCCCCGCCAATGGCTGGCCGGGACGCTCGTGGGCGACATCATCAACGAAGTGGTCCTGGAGGTCTACCCGGATGCCGTGATCGTGTGGGACGACGACTCGGACCTGTCCGAGCTGGGGCGCTCGCTCATCGCGGAGGAATCCCGGCTGGAGGTCATCAAGACCCTGGCCGAAGGGCTCGGGAAAATCTTCTACTGGGACGAGATCGGACGCCTGGTCTTCAAGGACATCCCCTCGGAGACGGACATCATCTGGACCGTGAACGCCGGGCCCAACGGGGTCATGGTCAGCACGGACCGATCGCTGTCCCGGGACGGCGTGTACAACGCCCTAGTGGTCACGGGTGAAGGTGCCGACGACCTGGAGCCTGTGCGCGCCGTGGCGATCAACGCCCAGGAATCGAGCCCCACCTTCTTCGGAGGGCCGTTCGGCCGGGTGCCGCGCTTCTACTCCTCGTCGTTCATCACGACCCAGGAGCAAGCGGCAGGGGCCGCGGTCAACCTTCTGCGCCAGTCCCTCGGAGCGCCGTACGACGTGGGCCTGTCGGCGGTGCCGAATCCCGCCGTCCGTCCTTACGATGTGCTCCGTATCGTTTACAATGATGGGACCCGGGAGGTACATATCGTTGACCGGGTGTCCATCCCCCTGGACGTGGATTCGCCCATCACCGTAGCCACGCGCCAGTCCGCCATCATCCACGTGGGGGTCCTCTAATGCCGATGACGCCGACCTACGGCTTTGAGTACGAGACGCCGCTCACCAAGCCGGGTATCACCCTGACAGGCGACTCGGACGGCTCCGCGCCGATCCTGGCCGAACAGGTCGAGACGGCCCTAGCTGGTATCGACAGTCGTCTAGCCGCCGCTGAGGGCGACATCGCCGCGTTGCAAACCGCGTCCCCAACCGATACGGGGTGGCTCTCCATGTCGGTTGCGGCTGGATCTGGCTTCACGTTGGTAAGCGCACTCTATCGACGCTGGGGACCTATGGTGTCGGTTGCTATCGAGTTCGAACGCACGGGCGCTTCGATCGTCGTGGGGGCATCAGGAAACATCGTTGGTGACCCAACGGTATGCACCATCAACACGGTAGAGGCGCGTCCGAGCCAGCTATGGTTCCCCGGCTGGGTCGGCAGTACGACATCAGGAGGGGGCGTCATCAACACCGCTGGTACCACGAACATCACGGACGCCAACTCCAACTCCACGATTGCCACCAATGATCTTGTCCGCTTCACCACGACGTACATGGGCACGACGTTCAGTTAGGAGCCGACATGCCGAACACTTCCAATTACGGTTTTGACTACGAGTCGCCCACGTCGCTTCCAGGGACGACGCTGACCGGCGGCCCGACGACGACCATGCCCGTGCTCGCCGTTCAGGTGGACGCTGCGCTAGCTGCGCTCGCCTCCGTGGTCTCGGACCAGGCTACGACGATCGCCGCGCTTCAGGCGGCTATCACAGCGAACACCACGAACATCACCAACCTGACCAACTGGACGCGCCGGGGAACCGTCCTCACTTCCGTGTCGGCCACCGACTCGTTTACGACTCCGGTGTCCTTCGGCTTCACGTTCCCCGCCGTTCCTACAGTGACGGTCAACCTGGAGTCCGGCGCTGGGGCCACCGGCCGGTGGGACTTCAGGGCTATCACCCCCACCACCACGGGCTTCACCCTGTTCGGGTTCTCCAACGCCAGCGGGTCCGCCTCTACGTGGACGGATATCCCCCTGGGCTGGACGGCGGTGTATCGGGCGTGATGACCTCCCGCTTGCGGCACCGCCAGGTGACGCCACAGGAGGCGCACGCCTGCCACTCCTCCCCTGCGGGTGTGATGATGAGCTTCCCTTTGCAGACGGGGCACCCCTCTCGATAGCGCAAGCGGACCATGGCCCGGCGCTGCTTGGGCGCGGTATTCCCCCAGATGCCGAAGGCGGCTCCGCCGTTCAGCCGGTCGCTGGCGAATCCGGCCAGAAGACATTCACGCTTGACGGGACACGTCTTGCAGAAGGACGCGGCGGTGGGGTTCATGCCGTCCCCGGGATCGGCATCCCAGGGATCAAAGTACGGGTTCGCATAATCCCGACATGCGGCTTTTGTCATCCAGTCAGAGCGAAGCCCCCCGCTTGCGCGAGGGGCGTTGTTCCTGTCACCGGGTCGGTGCATTGATCTCCTTAGTTGTACTTCTCCGCACAGATCGGGCCCAGCCCGCGCGCGATGCTCTCCTCGTCCGTGAGGGCGTGTCCGCAGTGCGCGCACGCGCTCATCGCGAGACCGTAGGGGCTGGCCTGTTCCAGCGTCATGCGGTGGTTGGCGTGGATCTTGCGGATGGCCCCCTTTTCCTTGACGAACGTGGCGGACTCCGCGTCCCAGCGGCAGGCGTACAGGAAGCCGGAGCCGTAGACGGCGCGCTTCACCTTGTAGGCCACGCCGTCCACCAGGTAGAGACCCACCTCCACGTCGGCGTTCGCGCCGACCTCGGAGGAGCCTTCGATGTGGGGGAGCGTCTTCAGGTGGGTGATGATCTCGGAGGCGCGGACCTTGGAGATCTGGGCGGTGTCCAGGAAGTCCAGGTACTGGCCGCGGTCGGCCTCCGCGTACTTGCGGTTCACCAGGCCCCGGATGTAGGAGAGCTGGGATTCAGACGCCGGGTTGCTGATTGCAAGCGGGGTGTCGATGGTGTACATGGCCGTGTCCTTCCGTCGTTCATCTTTGTAGCACCCACCATACCGCACGTCTAGGGGCCTCCGCAAGGGGCCCCTACCGTGCTCCGTACCGGCTCCCGGAGCGCATCCTTCGGAACGCCTCCAGGAACATGACCCAGATGAAGGCGAGCACGCCCAAGGTGGCCGCGGGCATGATCCACAGGTGCTGGTCCGTGATCTGCTCTGCGCCGTTCAGGTAGATCACGTCGGGGTCAACGTCGGACGCCCGCTGGTAGACCGCCACGAGGCACAGCCCCGAGAAGACGCACAGGCAGAGCTTCACGGCCCACACAGTTAGTTCAATTTTGAACCGATACCAGTTCACAGCCACCCCCTCCGCTTCATGGTGCTGGAGGCCCAGGCGATCATGGCCGTGGCGAACGTGGTTGCGAACATGAAGATCATGAGTGTCATCGTGTCATCCTTCGTCGTGGTTGGTACAGGGACCGTCCCCTCCAAGATAGCTTGCGGGAACGGTCCCGTCAACCCCTAGAAGTCGTGGTCCTTGACGTGGAAGACGGTCAGGCCGAGCTGTTCGCGCCACATCTTCACGACGCGGTTGCGGTCATCGAAGACGCCGAAGATGTGGTAGCCCTCCGGCCGAATGTGCTTGTCGAACAGCTCCCGCTTGACGATCGTGTCAGGGCGGAAGTCGCCCGTGGTCCGCATGTACAGCGGGTTGTCCAGGTCGCACTTCAGGATCTCCGGCGCGTTGATCCACGCCGTGGTGTCCTCCCGACACGACTCGGGCCGCCCGCTCACGAAGATGATCTTCGCTCCGGCTTGCTGGAGGGCCCCCACGGTGTTGAACACGTCGGAGTCGTAGAGGTCTTCCATCACCCGGTCGTACTCGTAGAAGCCGCGTTGCGGCGGGTAGCCCTCCGCGCCTTCGGGCGGACGCCAGCTCAGGGTCCCGTCGATGTCGCAGATGTAGGCAGGCTGGAGTCCCAGCCCCAGGGGCTGGACGTAGTGGTCCGGCGGGTACTCCTCGTAAGCCATCCTCTGTCCTTTCGTCGTCGTTCTCATAGAGGCGCGAGCGGGAGTCGAACCCACCTCACTCCCTTTGCAGGGGAGTACCTAACCGCTCGGTCATCACGCCATGTGGAGCAGGGACGACGCCGCGCGGAACACGTGGATACGCGACGCCGAACCCCCTGCGTGGAGAAGGTCGGATTTGAACCGACAACCGCCTACTTGCAAGGTAGGTGCACTTCCGTTGTGCTACATCCCCTAGGTACGAAGTTTCCTTCGCTGCTTCCATTCTCTCATATACTCTGCCTTCCGCGCCTTACAGGGCTCGCATGGACAGTTTTTCTTACCCGACCGGCCGCCCCCGTGCGGCACGCTACCGTTGTCGCCTTCACGTGAAGACTTCGTGTGATGGCACGGTGTGCATCGAAGATCGCACTTCTTGGCTTCTTCGATGAGCACCGACATCCGGCCGCCTACGATCTGCCGCGACAGCTCGAAGCTCTTCGTAGTTGCGTCCCGGTGGTCGAACTCAAGTGCTTCCGTAGTGCCGCAATCGACACACTTACCACCAAGCATCGAGATTAGGTCGTTTCGTCTCTTATAGTACTTATCCATGTAATACTGTCGTCTGTCATCACTCACGTGCACCGAGAAGGACTCGAACCTTCGATCAGCGGTATGTAAAGCCGCAGCTTTTGCCTCTAAGCTACCGGTGCGTAACGGACCCGGGACTTGAACCCGGAACCACGATCGTATCAGAATCGCGCTCTGACCAAGTTGAGCTAACTCGCCGTACCCCGCCCGGGATTCGAACCCGGGACCACAGAGTTTAGGAAACTCCGGCTCTGTCCGCTGAGCTAGCGAGGTGTGCGCCATCCTGGGATCGAACCAGGCTCCCCGTGTTAAGAGCACGGTGCTAAGCCACTCAGCTAATGACGCGTAGGCCGCCCCGGACTCGAACCGGGAACCTCTGATTTAAAAGAACAGAGCTCTGAACCAATTGAGCTAGCGACCCTTGAGTTTGTGCTTTTGTTTCCAATTGCGTTGATATTCATTTTTGCGTAGTTTGCACGGTTTGCACTTGCAGTTGCGTTTACCGGAAACGCCGCCTCCGTGCGGAACGGAACTTTCCCGAATCGTCTTTTGCTTGTGATGCTCTTCGCAGAGCAGTTGACACAGCTTAAGTTCTGCTTCGTACCGCTGGATATTGCACGACCACATGCCGCTGATATCCATTGTCTTCGTGTTCCGGTCGATGTGATCGATTTCTAGATTGTCCGTAGTGCCGCATACGGCACACTTCCCGCCTAGTTTCTCGATCGAATCATTCCGGCGTCTGTGGTATCGCTTGAGCATGTACTCACGCATGTACTCATTGTAATTATCGCGTTTCGTCATACGACGAGTATAGCATCATACTTAACCGTGTCTCGTGACGGGATCGAACCGCCGCCCCGAGGGACGGAGCCGGTTAGCAACCGGCTTGGAGCACCAAGCTCCAGACCTTCCAGAAGGACGAGCCGCCAGCCTGGCCCCACTCAGTCGCACCCCTACAACTT